GTAAGCGAAGTTAAATTACAAGGTGAAAGTAAATCTGAAAAGTATAACCGAGTTATAGGAACATTTACTAACCCAGAAAAAGATTATCAATCAGATACAGTTTCTTATCCACCATTTGATGATTCAGCTTTAGACCCAGCAGATCAACACGCAACTATGTTAAGTGATGATAACAATACTTTACTTGAAAGAAGTTTTGATATGTTACAAGTAACTTCTCCTTATCAAGCTGAAGAAATTTGCGAGAACATATTAAAAAGATCAAGAAACAATTTAAAAGCAGAAGTAACAGTAACTTCAGAAGCACTTAACTTATCTATTGGAGATATAGTAACAGCTACATACGATACAGCAGGTTTTAGTGCCAAGCCATTTAGAGTTATGTCTTTAGCTATTAATTCAGATTCAACAGTAACTCTTGGATTAGAAGAACATCAAGACAACTTTTATACTTGGGAACAAAAAGGCGAAGCACCAACTATTGCTGATACAATACTTCCTAATCCTTTTTCTGTTACAGCACCAGTATCAGTTACTTTAGATGACCAACTGATTGAATACTCAGATGGAGTTGTTATTACTGCTTTAGATGTAACTATTGGTGCATCATTAGATAACTTTGTGGATTACTACCAAGTAGAATACAAACTAAGTACAGATACAGATTATCTTATATCTGGTCAGGTTACAGGATTGTTTCATAGAATATTAAACGTAGTAGATGGATTAATTTATAATGTAAGAGTAAAAGCATTTAACACATTAGGAGTTAGTTCTACTTACACATCTGCTACAAGAACTATTATCGGTGGAACTGCTTTACCAAGTGATGTTGATGATTTTGCTTGTAATATTGTTGGTCAAGACGCACATTTATCTTGGAAACAAATACCAGATTTAGATTTAGCTTATTATGCTATTCGTTTTTCAACAGCAACAACTGGTGCTACTTGGATTAACTCAGTTACATTAGTTGAAAAGGTTGCAAGACCAGCTACTTCAGTTACAGTTCCAGCAAGAGTAGGTTCATATCTTATAAAAGCAGTAGATAAAGCTGGTAACTTATCTGTTAATGAAGCAATTATATCTACAAGTTTATTAGCAGTTGGTAACTTTAATGCAGTTACAACACAAACTGAATCGCCAACATTTGCAGGAACAAAAACAAATTTAACTTTATCTGGTGGAGAACTAAGACTCACATCTTTAGCAAGTGAAGGAATATATTTATTTTCTGCACCAATAGATTTAGGTGGAACTTTTACTTCAAGAATAACAGCATCAATTACACAATATGCAGAAGATCCTACGGATTTATTTGATAGTGGTAGAGGATTTACACTTTTTGATGATGCAACAGGTTCATTTGACGGAAACGCACCAGCATTTACAAATTCACATTTAGAAATTGCTACATCTGCTGACAACATAACTTATACTTCATTTAGAAATTTTGTTGTTGGAGATTACACAGCTAGATATTATAAATTTAGAATGAAATTAACTTCTTTAGATGGAGTTTCTACTCCAGTTATTACAGGTTTATCAGTTACAGTAGATATGCCAGATAGAATATTTAGTGGAAATGATATTACTTCAGGAACTGGCACATACTCAGTTATCTTTACTTTACCATTCTATTCTGCTAATTATGCAGTTGGTATTACAGCACAAGGTATGGCGACTGGAGATTTTTTTGAATTAACAAGTAAAACTACTTCAGGATTTTCAGTAGCTTTTAAAAATAGTTCTGGTACTGGAATATCAAAGACGTTTGACTTTTTGGCAAAAGGTTTTTAAAAAATTATAATAGATAGATTATGGCACAACACGATTATATTATTTCTAATGCTACATTCCCAGCAGTAAGAACAGATATTAACAACGCATTATCAGCAATCCAAACAACAAATTCAGGAACATCAAGACCAACTGGTGCTGTCGCTGGTCAGCTTTGGTTAGACACAACTTCTGCAACTACACCTACATTAAAATATTATGATGGTGCTGATGATATATCTTTAGCAACTATTGACCATTCAGCTAACACAGTAAATTGGTTAGATTCAACAGTATCAATTACTGGACTATCAACAACTGCAACAGGAACAGTTTTAACACTTACAGATTCAGCTTCTACATCAACAGTAAATTTAATTATAGACAATCAAAAAGAAATTCGTTTTAGAGAAACAACAGCTAATGGCACAAACTATGTGGCATTAAAAGCACCAGCAAGTGTAGCTTCAGATTTAACATTTACATTACCTGCAACTGATGGTGCATCTGGTCAAGCATTAGTTACAAATGGTTCGGGAGTTTTAAGTTTTGCTTCTGCTGGTTTAGCTTGGCAAACTATTGTTACAGGTGCTACATTAACTGCTGTTGCTGGTAGAGGATATTGGATTGATACAACTTCAAATGCTTGTACTGTAACATTACCTGCTTCTGCTACTAATGGAGATACTATTATTTTAGCAGACTATGCTAGAAAATGGGGAACTAATGCAGTTACAATAAATCAAAATTCTTTAAACTTTCAAGGATATACTTCTCCAAATCCTATTTATAATACAAATGGTCAATCAGTTACATTGGTTTATTCTGGTGCAACACAAGGTTGGATTCCAACAGTTGATGATGAAGTAACTTATGAAACACCACAATCATATTCAGTAGATTTTTTAGTAATAGCTGGAGGTGGAAGTGGTGGTTATAATAGAGCGGCTGGTGGAGGTGCAGGAGGATATAGAACATCTACTCAAACAGTAACTGGTGGAACAGTCATTACAGTAACAGTTGGAGATGGTGGTGCGGCACTAGCAACTAATGCTAGGGGAAATTCTGGTACAGCTTCATCAATTTCAGGTTCAGGTTTAACAACTATAACTTCTGCTGGTGGCGGTGGAGGAGGAGGTGCAAATGCTACTGTACCTGATGAAACTGGTGGTTCAGGTGGTTCAGGTGGTGGTGCGGCAGATAGTGGATCTGCTGGTTCAGGCAACACTCCAAGTACATCACCAAGTCAAGGCAACAATGGTGGTACAGGTGCTGGAGCACCAGGTTATGGTGCAGGTGGCGGAGGTGGTGCTAGTGCTGTAGGAAATAATGGAACAACATCAACTGGAGGTGCAGGTGGTGCAGGTACAGCTTCATCAATAACTGGTTCTTCGGTTACAAGAGCTGGTGGAGGTGGTGGTGGTGCTTATAATCCTGGACCAGGTACTGGTGGTACAGGCGGAGCTGGTGGTGGTGGTGGAGGTGGACCAATAGGGGGTGTTGGAACAGCAGTTTCTGGAACAGCAAATACTGGTGGTGGCGGTGGTGGAGCTGGTAATCCTGCAGGAGATGGTAGTGGTGCTGGTGGAAAAGGAGTTGTTATATTAAGTATGCCTACTGTTAGTTATTCAGGAACATCAAGTGGTTCTCCAACAGTTACAACATCAGGTTCAAATACGATTTTACAATTTAATGGTTCTGGGAGTTACACAGCATAATGGCTAGTTTTGCAAAAATAGGATTAAACAATAAAGTAATAGAAGTTCTTTCAGTTAATAACGAAGTATTAAAAGATGCTGATGGAATTGAACAAGAAAATATAGGTGTTGATTTTTTAACTAAATTAACTGGTTGGGCTATTTGGAAACAAACATCTTATAACACTCGTGGTGGTGTCCACAGCAATAATGGAACACCATTCAGAAAAAACCATGCAGGAATAGGATATACTTATGATGAAGATAGAGATGCTTTTATTCCTAAAAAACCTTTTAATTCTTGGATATTAAATGAAGATACTTGTCTTTGGAACTCACCAGTTGCTTATCCACAAGATGGCAATATTTACAAGTGGAATGAACAAACTTTATCTTGGGATTTATTAGAGATATAGTATATTAAATAACTAAAGGAAGGTATATGTCAGAAGTAACAAAACTTCACGAACCTAAATTTGAAAATTCATCTTGGAATTTTGAATTAGATCAAGTTAATCTTTACGCATTTTGGAATAACGCATTTTCAAAAGAAGAATGTCAAACAATCATTAATATAGCAAAAGACAAAGGTTTGATTAAAGGAAAAACCAGAAATGAATCTGATGTAAGAGATTCTAAAATATCTTGGTTATATCCTATTGATGGTATGGATTGGGTATTTCGTAGAGTAACAGATATAACATTAAATCTTAACGAAAGATTTTTTAAATTTGATTTATTTGGAATAAATGAAGGATTCCAATTTACTAATTATGAAGCACCATCTGGTAAATATGGTAAGCACGTTGATAGAGGAATTAATATGGCAGTTAGAAAATTATCTATATCTATTCAACTTACAAATCCTGAAGAATATGAAGGTGGAGAATTATATTTATATGATGATGATAAAGGAATTCTTATGGATAAAACACAAGGAACATTAATTATATTTCCTTCTTATGTATTACACGAAGTTATGCCAGTAACTAAAGGCGAAAGAAATTCTTTAGTAACTTGGGTAACAGGAAAACAGTTTAAGTAATGCCAAAACTATCAATAGAAGAAACAATTAAAGCATACACAAATGAAAATGGTTTTTCTTGGGGTATTAACACAGTAATGAAATCTTTAGCACCTAATGTTAGCCACGATTTAACTTGTGCTGGAGAATTTATAATAGATAGATGGGATTCACCTTTGCCACAACCAACCTCACAAGAAATAAGAGATGAATATATTAGACAACAAACTATTGCAGAATGTATAGAATACTTTAATAAGGTTAAATGATTACATTAATAATAGGTTTAATAATTGGAGTGTTTCTAGGTTGGAAATACGAACTAGCAATTAACGACTTTATAGAGTCAATTAAAATACATTTAAACATCAAGTAGTCTTGAACTTTGTTGGTTACAACATTATATGTTGGCAATAACAAACGGAGATAACAATGCTAAACTATTCAGACATAAAAGCTTATTGGTCTAAGTTCTACGCAGATGCTTTTGAAGATGCTAAAACATTTTGGAAAGACTATGCTAAGAACGTAGAACAGTTCTATAAAAAATAACTTTATTAAAACACAATAGTTTGATAAACACACTGCATAATATTAATTGCATTTACAAACTTTGGATTGGTGGGTGTGTCTTGCTAAAGTCTTGCAAATGCTTAAACGACAATGGCAA